GGGTGCTATATTAAGCCTTTGGAAAAGTTGCTGCTTGGTGTCATAGCAGAGACATTCGATTGTTTTATATCGAAGGGCAAACAACCGCATGAGATTGGACGATGGATTCATGAGGCATGGAACGAGTTTTCAGACCCAGTGTGTATAGATTTAGATGTATCTAGGTTTGATCAACACGTTAGTGAGTCCGCTTTGAAGTATGAGTTTGACGTTTATAATGGGATTTGGAAGGAGTCAGAGTTGGCTAGATTGCTAAAAATGCAAATTAATACGCGAAGGGTATTGCGTGTGCATGGAGAGGGTGACATTTGGTTTAGGCCTGTTGGTGGGCGCCTTAGTGGTGTCCCCAACACTGGCCTGGGCAATGTGGTCATTATGTGCACGCTACTCCGAGCATATTGCGATCGATTTCCATCCAGACGTTTCAAGCTCTTGGACAATGGTGATGATTGCAATGTTATATTGGATAGGCAATTTTTACCCGAATTCAGAGCTGGTCTTGTTGACTGGTTTAGAGATCGGGGTTTTACGTTGAAGATTGAAAACGTTGCTTACGATATATACGACATTGAACATTGTCAAGCAAGTCCTGCGTTTGTCCTGGGAAGGATGACAATGATTAAGAAAGTGCGGAGAACAGTAACTAGGGAAGGCAACACTGTTAGATCAGTGAGAACAGAAGAAGATTGGAACTACTACCGATCGGCGATATCTTGTGGTGGGGTACACGATTTCCAAGGAGTTCCAATAATACAAGATTGGTACTGGAAGATGGGCGAAGGTACGTCCAGGACTTATGATATGGAGTCCCCTTTAGGCCGTCATCTGAATCGATTTGAATGGCGATATCTAAAAGGCATGATGCCAGGAGTCGCAACATACAGATCGCCAGACCACTCTTCTCGAAGTTGGTTTGCTTACAAGTACAAAGTGTTGTGCGCCGAACAACTGGATGTTGAAGAGAAGATTAAGAATTTAACTGTTAAGTGGAGTCACTTAGGGCAAGATGTCTCTCGTAGACCTGTAGGGCAGAGGGAGTATCTGAACCAAAGTGTCCACTATCGTTGGCCCTACGTGTGGGCAATGGGGTCTGAGTAGGTAATGACCCAAAACTGTAACAGTGCTAAACAGAATGCCAAGAGACTGCACGGAGTCCCCTTTATGGTTCTACTCAGATGAACAGTCCCGGTTGTGTACGGCATCCCATATCACACAAAACAAAACAAACAAAAAT